TTTCATATTTTTGTTATTTTATATTCTCCTTGATAAATTAGTTAAGATTGAACTCTAGAGGAGCATATCCTTGGTCATTCTTTGGTCCTAGGAAACGTCCAATTGATTTTGCGTCTGTTGCTGGAACAACTTTAAGTGATCCATCACCAGCGTCTGCGATTGCTGCGCCAGAACCAAATGCTGGCGTGCCTTCAATTCCACTATAAAGAACGAATCCTTTTGTTGCAACTGGAGCGGCTTGTCCGCTTACTGTTACATCCATTTCGGCCGCTTTACGTGGGTCGTAAATTAGTGGATAACCATTTTCGTCAACTGTGCGAACATCTTTAAGAAGCATTCCGAGAACGCTTGCTTTTGCTGCGCCAGATGGGGCTGCTGTTACGAGCCAAGGAACATTGAATGTTGCTGAAAGCGTACCATCAACAGATGATAAATTTCCAAGCGTTAGCTCGTCTTTTAAGTTTAGACCTTGGCCAACAGCGGTTACAAATGTACCCTTGTTGGCTGCTGCTCCGTTATATGAGAAAAACGGAACAATGTCGTATTGATTTACTGCACGTAGAGGTTTGATATTCATAGTGTTTTATTTTTTTTCTTAGTATATATTACAGTTAAATTTTATTTTTTTCCTAAATATTTTATCGTTTTAAACTAATTTTAATGTTGTTACGATTAAATGCCGCAAACATGCGATCTTTTAATGATTCTACTGCACCCGCAGCATTGGCAACATCATTTTTTACAGAAGCTTCAGAAACAGCTTCAGCAGCAACTTCTTCTGCCTTAACTTCTTCTTTTACTTCTTCGGTTACAACGACTGTTTCTTCTGCTGCGTTTTCTTCGCTAGCCTTGGCTTCTTTCATTTTTTCTTCTTCTTTCATTTTTTCTGCATAGGCTTTTTTAGCAGCCTTATTTTTTGCAGATGCCAATGTTGAAAACTTTTTGAACCATTTTTGAAAATCTTCTTCGCTTGCAACAGCTTTTAGATCTTCAGCAATAATTTCACGATCTTCATCTGAAAGATCATATTCTGAATCAATAGATGCCATACGTGCTTGAAACACTTCTTCAGCTTCTTTAGCAGCGATTTGATTTTTAAGTTCATTTAGAGAAACTTCTGAATCTTCTTTGGACTTTTTAAGTTCGTCTAATTGTGCTTGCAATTGAGCGATTTGCTCATTAAGATTTGTTGCAAGTGCTTCTTTTTCATCGATTTGTTTCTTCCAAGCTTCTGAATTTTCAGCAATTTTTTCAGCAATAAAATCTGTTACTGCCGAAGCTGAAAGTTCCTTTATGGAATTTTCATTGATATCTTTGATGTCTGTTATTTTCATAATTAAATTAATTGATGCTTCTTCTTTTATTACATTTTCTAATTGAATTTTATCACATTTTTTTTCATCTGCTTCAGTCCCAACTTTAACAAGCTTCAGATCTACCTGTTCTTCGCTAGTATTGTCTGTAGTAATAATTCCTTTAACTTCGGCAGCAGGAGTTTCAGTAAGACCAATTCCCAAACTTAAAATTGTTTCACCTGTAAGATTAAGGTATACAGGCTCGCCATTCTCATCGGCACCGTTACCACCAAATGTTTTAAGACGGCCTTTTAGTTCATTGACAGCTTCGCCATCAACTATTTCACACTCTTTAAGATATTTAGAGCCTTTAGCAATATTAAACTCTTTAAATGCAACTTCCCATGAAGCAGATATTGATCCAAATTTATCAGAAGATGCATCGCCAGCCTCAGAAACAGCATCAGCAAAATCTGGATTTACTGCCCTCCAAATGATGCCAGAAAGAACCACGTTAAATACTTTCCCTTCAGATGCAAGCTCACGAGCGGTTGCTTCAGCTATTGGTTGATCATCTGGAAAAGAAGAAAATGCATAGTCGGTAATGCAGCCAACTACATTTTTTCTTTCGTGTTCAATATTAATATATTTTCCTTTAAAACTTTTTGCAATGGCAATCCCCTTTTCGCCAGAAATCATATGGCCATTTTTATTGCCAAGGTTTGGAGTATAGGCATTAAATGCAACTCCTAAAATATCATAGCCAGCCTCAAAATCAAAATCTTTTGGTAATAAATTTTTTAACTTATCTGCGCTTGCTTTTGCAATATATTGCAGATCCTCTTTGTCCATTGATACTGCTTTAATTTCAATTCCATCAAATTTAACATGGAACGGATAATCTTGTAAAAGGCTTTTCTTTTTCATGAAATTATATATTTATTACACTTGTTTTAATTTAAAATTCTTATTTTAAATTTTTACCAATATAGATCCATTGTTCGTTGCATTTAATGCATATCCAACTCTTACAGCATGCGAGCCAGGCGATGTAGTAACTGCACCATCTACAGATTCTGATAAATAAACAATATCATCACTTGAAAATTGATTAGTATCAACCCCATGAACTACCCCAAAAGTAGTAATATACCCCTCTTCGTTATTCGGTATATCATGCGTAGCCACACCAATCAAATGAGTTCTATGATAAGAATTAGAAGCATTTGCTGGCCAAACTTTTGGCCTATTACCTTGCGATCCAGAAATGTAAACAACTTGACCATTATTTATTTGCCCATTTGTTTTATTAACCGCTCTTAAATATTGCTCTTCGCCAAGATTTAATGTTACATCTGGCTTATCCATATAAAAGTTATATGTATGTGTGCCAGAATTATAATACATTCTTCCCTCTTGATACGGAATGTCATCCACCCCTGTCCAAGGTATCATGTTTACAGACTGAAAACCATTTCCTGTTTCCAAAAACTTTTTAGTTATTAAATTTTGATAATAGTTTGCTGAACTAACAGACTGTCCGCCAATAACAATATTTAAATTTTTTAATCCATATAAACCATCATATATATCTATTCCTATAATTTTTCTAAATGGTATTACCATTGGATTAAAACTACCAATAGAAGATATTCTGCCCGTACCCATATTAAAAGTACAAATTGTTGTTTTTTCTGTAGATTTTGGATCTCTAAAATAAAATCTGCCAGTTAATGGTGATTGCGGCAAAAGCGGATCTATTTGAAGATATCCAGTTCCAGGAGATGAAGCATATACTGCCCATTTATTGGCCGTAAATGTATTTGAAATATAATATTCCAAAAAACTATTTCCAGTAATTGAGCCATATTCTACATAATATGATAATGAAGCTTCTCCGCTAGACATGACGATGCCTTCACTTAAATTAGCCATATACAAATCTTGATATCTGCCCATTAAAATAACAGATAAATCTTCAGCACCTTCTATTCCTGTATATATGTCCCATCCCAAAATATGCCCACCGCTCATTTCGGTTTCTGGAATACTTCTAGATGAATACAATTGATGACCACTAATATAAAAATTTGTTAATGGAGCTTTAGAGGTGCTATTTGTGCGCCTCATGTAAATTTGACCTGATAATAGTTCGGAACTATTTCCTAGCTTGCCAACGCTGCATGCCCATCCAGTAATAATATAATCAGTGGACAAATATCTTTCATGCAATGATGTGCCAGTAAATGGATAAGATGTAAAATAATGAGGGGGCTGCAATCCCATTTCTGATGGCAATAATACAAATTGGTTATTGCCAGGGATAGTAATTGGCCTTTCATCAATTAATAAAGTTTCGCCCCAGTCATCAACTTTTATATTATATCCGCTTAAAAATAATTGACCAGCATTAAATACTGATGATGAAAGCGGTATTTTATTTTTGTATTTTATATTACTCATCTATTAAATTTAAACTAAACTGCGTATATTGCATATTGCCCATAAAAAATACATTATGCCCAGAAAATCCACTAGCAACTAAATATAACCTTCCATTATTAGCGCCACTTAAAATTATATTGTATCTATCAGATCCTCCAAACAAATCTGCCTGATCTCTAACGTTAATTAATAAATTATTTGTTCTTTGTATTGTAAAGTATTTTCTACCATACATTCCATTTTCTGCTATATTAGAGCTTGCATAAAAATCTGTTATATGATATGCTGCAGCTACATAATCCAAATGACCAATCAATACTGATCCTGTAGCTACAAATATACTATCTTGAGAAGATTTTGGAATCTTCATTACTTTAATAGGATTAAAATTAGAAGAATTAAATCCAGTTATTTTAGCCACAAAAAGAGAATGGTTAAAAAACGTATTTATGTTTGGAGTCCCAACCATAAACGAATTATTGTTTTGGTATATATGATTATGAATATATGGATTAATTAATGTAGTTCCTGATATTCCCGAAATAAATGCATCATGAGAATTTATTGCTGCTATATCTTGGCATCTCAGAAATGTAGACTTTACGCCATTAAGAACACCACATTGTTCATTTTCAATAAATCCGTTTTGGTAGCCTTGAACGAAAACTTTATTATCTCCGTCGAAAAAGTTAAGATCACCAATCCAGTTTATATTCTTTTTCCCAGATAAATTGGAAAGAAAATAATCATCGCCCCAACCACTTCCAACATAATTAATATTTATTCTTTTTAATACATCATTATTAGATACAATTATGTCCCTACTTCCTGTTATGGCTATAGGAGACCCATTCATTCCATTTAATGAATTAACTCCAGAGTGTGCTGCGTTGTATGTATTTACATAAATAGATTGGCCCGTAACCCTGATAGATGCCCCATGCTCACCATATATATTAACATTTTGTCCAAGGCCATTAATTGTACCAAGGTTGGAATCTGATGTTGTTGATATATATATTTTTCCGCCAGAATGAAAAACAGAAACTGCATTTATTCCAACCATTTCAGGAACATTAACAGCAATAGTATTGCTATTAATTGGCCATATGTCCGCAATTCCAGATCCTTGTAGATTAATATTACCAGACAAACCATTTAAAGTACCAACAGTACCAAGCCCTGTCATGCTTAAATATATACCAGAGCCAGACTGAAAAACACGGAGACCGTTCTGACCATAAATGTTTAATTTACCACTTAAATTATTTATAGATGAAACGGCAGATCCATCTTTTAGCGTTAAAACTAAAGAGTCTCCGCTTTTATATGATGATAGCCCAGACGTAGCTAAGATATCATTATAATTTGGATATAATTTAGAAGTATATCCAGTTATTAATCCAGAAATATCAGGATGTAATTGCGATGCGCGTATTAAAGTTCTCATTATTTTTTACAATGGTATAGGATAGCCGCCTCATCTTCTCCAATTTCGTGATGTGCAGCAATATCAAAAATTTCTTTAGATATATTATTTTTTGTTACATCTGAAACTGGATTATTAATATAATCATCTATTTTATTTTTCCAATCCTGCTTTTCTTCAGAAGAAATAATGATATTAGTTATATCTGATGCTATTAGTTTTTGCGCATCATTTAATTTTTTGATTTTATATTTTTTCTTTAAATGCTCTAAAACTAATTTTTCTAATTCATCTTTTTGTTTAAGAGTTGAAGCTATTAGCTTTGTACTAAACTTGTATGAAGCAACTGATTTTTGGCCAACTGGTGTAATTTTTTGTGTTGTTTGTTTTGCTGGTGTTGCCGTTGGCCTTCCGGCTTGCCCAATAGGTTGCTTTGGATTTAAAAGCGGCTCATAAAAGCCTTGTTGTTTTTCAGAAATCATTTCTTTTTGAGATTCTGCAAGCTCATATGGCTCAGGTAATACATTAGTGTTGATAGCTGAAATTGCATCTTTTGGAGAAATTGCACCTAACTCAAGAAGTCTAGTATAAACCCTTGATAAAACAGCCGAATCATTTCTAAAGTTATGAGTCTTCCACTTGGGCTCAGGAACAGACTTAAAATTCATTGTCTTTGCGATATCACGAATTTGTGGCTCTAAAAATTTTGTCATAAATTCCTGTCTTGCAAATTCAAGTCTTTTAAAGAATGCATCCATTTTTGCACTTGCATTTGCAAATTTATCATCGCCAAAAATAATATTATTTAAACCGAGACGAATATCACGATCAACAATTTCATACTTTTTAGGGTCTAAAATATCACCAATTTGCGGAATAACAAACTGAGCTTTTGTTGTATAATCCGCAATAAGTACGCGCCCAACACTTCCATTTTCAAAAATTTTTCTAAGCACCTCTTGGCTTTTTTGGCTTGGTGGTCCAAGTTCTTCATCGCCCTGGGTAATAAGCAATACTGCCTGCTGTATTGTTCTTGATATGGCCATATCAACTTTTTTAAGTTCCAATTTCCAATTAATATCTTCCAAAACAGGAAATCCCATTGGCACAGCTAATGGTTCGTAATCTTGTTTTTTATAAAAAATACTTACTAATCTTTCAGAATCTAAAGAAATTTCTAGTGACTGATTTGTGTTTTTAATATTTTTTAACTCTGGTATTGTAGATGCAATTTTTTTATCTTCTTCATTTCCTGGCTTTAGCAAGGCCCCTATTTCAAATGAATTTAATCTTTTTTTGTAAGTTGGCGCTGTAAAGCTTGATGAGGCTAAAACTTGTATATCATAAGGATTTAATATAATATATTTTAACGGAACCTTTAAAGCAGCCTCCGCAATATTCATTTGTTGAAGTTTTCGAAGACTTTCTCTTGGAAATTCTCCAAACAATTTGTAAACAAAAACATTACCGCTACGAAAATATTCACGGAAAAACATATCCGTTAATTGCCATAGGTTAATTTTTTCTGCCCATATATTAAAAAAGTTTCTTGATTCTTTATTTCCTCCACTAAAAGTAATTTCAGAAATAGCAAATTCTGTCATTAAGTCGATCGTATTTCGAAAAATTGGCACATTCCAATATGCTTTTTGGCATAAAAGAATTGTATCTTGTAAAGAAATATTGGTAGCATATTTACCGCTATTTTTTTCATATAAAAACGGCGCGACCCCAGCTTCAAGATTAGCAAATCTTTGAATTCTTGTTATGCTTCCAGCAGAATTTGCTCTTGATCCCCTTTCAGGAGTAGTATCGCAAGACCCAATTAGCTTATTGTAATCGTCCAAGCTGGCCGTTAATGGCTCCGAAATCTCCTTTTTATTCTTTTTAGACCTTGTGCCCTTTTTAGATATCATATGCGTTTATTTATTACAGTAATGTATTCTGAAATTCATTTTATTTAAAAATTAAATTAAATTAGTGTTGGTATAAATTGTTCTCGCTTAATTTGAATCTGAGTCTTTACTAATTCAAAATAACATTTTATCCCCCAGTTACCTAATAATAAGGTGCTGTAGTTATCTTTTCTAGGTTTATTATTGGCTGTTGAAGTTCTTGCTGATCTTGGAAGATCAAAGCTTTGATGTCCTCTAGAAGTTGATGTTACTTCAATATTTGCGCACTGTTCTTTTGTTGATAAAATAATATCATCTTGTAATTCAATAAATTCTCTAATTGATAGCTTTCTATTATCTTCTTTTGAGTCGCCTTCTATTATCCCAGATCCGTGTGGAAATACTAATTTTAATGGTATTCTTAAATTAAACATATAGGACATATATTCTGGATGGTTACTCGCGCGCGAAGCAAACCATATTTTTTTATGATCGATGCATGCTTGCAAGTAAGAGTTTGCTCGCATAATCCACTCTGTTGTGGGGGTTTGTCTAATGCACATGCAGCCCATCTCTGGACTATATTGCTTCTTTGCTTTGATAAGCATATCAACCTGATCTTGACCATCCTTTGTTGAATCCCATTCGGTTATATATGTTATCTTTTTATTGGCGCCTTTAAAAAGCTCACTTTCGTTACAGGCATCTATAATTGTGTCTATGTTTGAAGAATCAGCAACTATCAATTGCACATGAAAATGTGTTAATATATAATATATATATTTTATATGATCTTGAAGGTCAGCACCAACCCTTTGATATCCATGAACAAGAACACCCTCTTCTTTTTCTTCATCAATTTCTATAACTGACATTGCGAAAAAGTCTGATGATGCACTTTTTGAATAATTTGGGTCAATAGAAAGTATATATTTTTTTAATGGATCGCCAACAACTTTAGAATGTGGATGTTCACCATCAGGTATCGTGCACTCATTCATTTTTCGCATCGAAAAATACCCATCACCACCATCACGAAATTGTGCCCCATACTCTCGCTGAAACGAATCTTCTGAAATGCTAGCCCTTTGTGATTGAATAAATTCACGGTTTAAAATTGTTGCCGGTATCGCTTCCCAGCCCATTTGAGATATAAAATATGTTGGGCGCTCTTCTTCTTTAGAATTCATCGCCAACAAGTCTGGACGCTCTACAAAATCAGTCCAATCTGAATACATTTTATATAAATGTTGAAATTGATAAGAGGCAGATGATAAACAAATCATTTGTGCCGCATTCTCAAAAATCATTTTATTATTAGGATGCAATGTTCCGTTTTTAATTAGCTCATCTTCAAGCTTTCTTACTTTAATTCTAAAAGCAGCATCTCTAGGGGAAGAAAGAAATGGGGCTAGAACATCATTGATCATTTGTGGCGATAATAATAAAACCTCATCAAGAATAAGAACATCGCAACGCATACCACGAGTATCCTCTGATAGCGGAATCGCGCATATATACCCGCCATTTACATCCCATTGAAATTTATCATTTCTTAAATATGGTTTTTTGTCAAAACATGAGCGCGCCAACTGCGCCTCTTCAGTATTTAATAATCTAACTATTTCTTCAAATATTCTACGGCTTGTTCTAAAATTAGCCGAAGCAATAACAATTCTGGTACCAGGTTCAAATATGCATTTTAATATACAATACCACCCTGCTAGTGTTGATTTTCCACCGCCACGACTAAAAATAAGCATACAATTATTTTTTTCAAACATTGCATTTATATGCATTACCTGCATTGGCTCCATATTAATTCCAAGAATTAGTTGTGAAGTGAAGCCAATATTATGACGTAAAAATTTAGCCAATGTTATTTTGGCCGTTCTATCATCTAGCTCGCCATTAAGATTAAGCAGCTCTTTATTTATATTTGCAATCTTTTTTGCTGGTTGATTTCCTGCCCAAATAGCCATATTATATTATTTCTTTTTCAATGCAATATTGCAAATCTATTTTTTTAACCTCTTCGCCAAGGCCTAAAATTTTTAAAATCAAATCAGTCATATGCTTTCTTCCATCGCAATAAACAATTTGAAAACATTCATATTTTTTGTATAAATCCCTGACTCTATGAAATATATATTCTGGGCTTGTTGCGAACCAGCGTTTTTTATTATATGCTAATGAACTATAAGACGCTTCTACCATTATGATAATGTATCCATTATTATTTTGAGCCCTTAATAATTCTTTTTCAAATCTCTCTAAATTAGCGCCAAAAGTACCAAAAAAATCACTAAAACTTTTTCTTTCAATTACTATTCTTGAAGCTGGCGAAAGAGCGTAGTCTCCATAGTCAAGAGCTACATTAACTTTTCTTAAATCTTTAGCAAACTTTAAAGGCCTTTTTTCTCTAGTATCAATAACTATTTGCTTTGCTGGCTTACAATTTGTCGCCCTGCTTTCAAGATCTATATAATCATATTGTGAACCTTTTCCGCTTTTGTAAGCGACCTCATTATAGTTTGCCCCGCATAATTTTTCAATAAACCTAATTGATGGCAAACAACCTACTGTTTGTATAAAAAATTCTGGTGGCGCACTTTTTAAATTTTTAATTTCACAATATTTTTTAATTTTTGCAGATATGTAATCTAGGGCTTTTTCATTTCCGACTTGATTTAGCCAAGATTTCATGGAAATTTTATCTTCAAAATCTGAAAGAAAATACTGCTCTACAGATTTAAAATGTATCTTTTTTTTATTTAATAAATCATGTCTTGGATAAAATTCTTCAAAGTATTTTTTTTGAGAAATCTTATGCTCTTTTAAATGCTTAGAAAGCTCAATAACACCGCTAAATTTCTTAGCGCAAAAATTACATTTAATTTCCATATTCAACCTACAAGTTCTTCGACTGTTGCTCCACGTAATAAAGCTTTGATTTCGCTCATCGAATTGATGCGACCAGCCTCTTCTTTTACTTTCATTTTTTCAAGCTCTGCAAGATGTATTGTTTTTTTTCTAAACTCTTCATCTTTCCATGCTTGAACAAGATTTATAAGTTTTTCAAAACCATCTGTTTTTTCTTCTAGTCGTTTATTGCGTTTAGTTGTTAAATCATTATATAGTTTTGTTTTTATATTTTCGCATGAATTAAGTTCTGTTTGAAGCACATTAATCGCCTCATTCATTTTCATAGAAATTTCACCAGCAGCCATAGTCGCTCTAAGCGATTCTATTCTTCTTTGAATTTCAGCTGCTCTTACAATTTGATTGCAAAGAGTGATAAATTGATCAAGGTCTTCTTGCGTTAAGTCGGGCTTATCGTGAGTATATCTTATAAAAGCATCTTCAAAAAGATCTCGATCTCCCTGTATTTTATAAGTATTAATTTGATAAATAAATCTAAATATATTTAAATATTTTTTAAGCTGTTGCATTTCAAAAAGCTGTTGCTTTTTTAATGTTTCTTCATTATATCCATAATTTAGATAATTATTAACTCGCTCGATGGTTTGCTTTAAAGTCTTCGGCGGCTTGTATTCAGAATCTATAAGCTCTTCGGGATTATAATTTATAGAAACAATCTCTAATTCATTTTTTGGCTGTGGAATATTTTCTTTTTTAATCGTATCTTTTATTTCTTCTATTTTGGTATTAACAGTTCTATACTCCTGACTTAAATTCGTTAGTTCATCATTGTTAAAAAGCTCTTTGGCAATTTCAAGAGCAGATTTAACTCTAAAATTATTACTAATATAAGTTATCTGGTCATCGCCCAGCTCAAGCAATCCTTTTAAAATAACTGTTCTGGTTTTAAATTTTAAATTGCGCTCATTACAAAATGCCTTTATGGCTCTAGCCTCTTTCGTTTTTCCATCAAGTGATTCATTTTCAAAAACAGTCTTTGTAATAAAAGAAAGTTCTGGCTCTTTTTGGCTAGAAAATAATTCTTCTACTTTTTGTTTTTGAATCTCGGAAAGTTCAAATTGTGCTTGTTCAGCCATATTTATACTATCATTTCTTTAACAATTTTTTTAGCTTTTACAACTATTTGCGCCCTTATTTTCTTTACAAATTTATATCCAGTTTTGGTCGATCCGTTTTTGTACCCAAGCATCGTGATAACTTCGGTTTCCGGACACCCATCTATAAATAAGTATGTATAAACCTTTTGCTGTATTGGGGTTAAAGATTTTAACATTGCATCATGTATTTTTGGAACAAACAATTCAAAATCAAAACCGCTTGCATCAGATGCTCTAGCATCAAACTCATTTCCTTCACCAAAAATTCTTTCATCATTTACGCTAACTGGAAGCTTGACATCATAAGCATGTTTTTTTGTTTTTTCCCACTTCGCATAATCAGCGCATTTACTATTTTGAGTGCCATATAATTTACAATTATTACCGCCAGCATTATGAGGACAATTTAAGCATGGTCTTGCATAGTTAGAGTAATTATTCCTAACAAGATTAATAATCTGATTTGTAATTACAGTATTTAGCCAAGGAAGTAGTGGCATTTCAGGATTCCATTTTTCCCATTTTTTAAATATATGCAAACGAAGTTTTTGCTCAACATCGCTAAAATCCATCCATGCAATTGATGTTAGCTTCCACTGAGATCGCCTTTTGGCTATCTCCTGATTTATTATATCCAAACAGGACTCAAAGGTAGGGCGATCCATTATTATTCTATATTTTGAATTATATCGTCATTATCTTGATAATTTCTTCCTGTCATTTTTGCTTCTGAAACAAAACTTTCTGGAAGAGATTTTGTCAATTTTTTTCTACCTCGGCGCTTTGGTATTTTTTTATTTACTTTTACCGCCGCACTTTCTTTAGGCTCATCTGAAACCAAATCGCCAAGTTTTATACCATTGTTTTGATTGCCTTTTTCTATATGAACATCCAATCCGCGCATCGAACTATATGATCCAATAAAATTATTATCATCATCTTCTTCCACATAATTTCTAAAATCTGCCTGTCTATTATTAATATTTTTAGTACTATCTATATTAACCTCAAATTTATTTGATTTAATAGTATTTATTGCAGAAGCATCTATTGTAAAAGATGTCCCGCAGTGTGAGCAAAATTTTGGTTTTTGGAATTGATAAAGATTTTTACCGCCACATTTTGAACAGAAATAGTTTAACATAATTAAAAATAAATTTTATTATGTAATATTCTACCCAACAAAAGAGTAAAAATCTAATTTTAATTTATTTTTATGGATGGTGTGCTGGCGACCAGCTATCCTGATATACCTGTGCTATATTTGGATTTTGTTGTTTTATTTTTTTCTCTTTATCTGCTAATTTAGCAGCTTCTTCTTTTTTATAGTCTGTGATTTTTTTAACAACAAATCTGCATAATTCTGATCGCAAAATATCATCTTCTGTAAAATGAAAATGATGCACGCCCATTTGCTTGGACTCTTCACATGAAAACAATTTAACAATTTTTTCGAAAGCCCCCTGCTTATTGAACGGAAGATCTGATTGTGACGGATCTGCACAGACAATCATTTTTGTAAATTTACCAATTCTCGTCAATAATGTGCCAAATTCTGACAATGTAGCATTTTGCATTTCATCCATTAATATAACTTTTGCAGCAAAACTTAAGCCCCTACAAAAATTAATTGGCTGATTTGTAATTCTATTATCTCCCTTTAATCTTTTAATTTGATCTATTGGTAAAAGCTCCTCTAATTTATCAGCAAATGGCATCATATACACATCATATTTTGATTGTAAATCGCCAGGCAAATAGCCAAGCTTAGAATCTGCACTCTCAACAGCGGCTCTAACGCATATAATATCAGATGCTTTTTTATCATTTAGCATTTGCAATGCCGCCCTAACTGCTACTAAAGTTTTAGAAGAGCCAGCGGGACCACTTACAAAAACAATTCTAGTATCTTTATTATTAATTAAATTAAAAAACTCTTTCTGCTTATCTGTCCACTCAAGCTCTCTTATTTTAAGTTCAAAATCAATTTTATCTCTTTGATATACTTTTGGGCTTTTATCTTCTATTTTGCGCGAGCCACGCGCTGTACTTTTTTTAGACATAGGCTTTGATATTATTATTTACACAAATATTACAAATAAAACTAAAAATTAGATTCTAATATAAATATAATTATATTTTTAATGTAATCAAACGTACACATTATGATTGTAAAAGATTCTTTAATTCATTCTTATGCCGCGCAATTTGTAGAAAAATGCCAAAATGCAGGTGTTAATTTAAACTCAAAAGAAATTCGTGCTATAGATTTTTTAACTAAAAAATTAATTGAGTTTAATTTGTGGGATAAATGTGTTGCAATTTATCCATTTGTAGGTCGGTCGGCAGCCACCCATTCTTTTAATTTAAAAAATTTTTTAAGACATACAATAAAATGGTTAAATGAATCAAGCTTGTTACACGATTGGCGCGGTGTTACCAATAATGGTGATGGTTATGGAAATACTTTTGTTGCGCCTGGTATAATGAGCGACAATAATATTCACGTCTCTGTTTATAATGCAACATTTTATCCATTTTTAAACCAATACAGCCCAATAATAGGCTCCAGTACCCCTGGAAAATATCAATCAGCATGGTTACATACAATTTTTTTAAAATATCCAAGCCAGAATGACGTATGGACTTATTCGTGTGGGCCAGCAAAATTTGGCACTAGTTATTCTACTTCATTTTCTTTAGCTGGAGAAGATGCTGGGGATTTTTTACATGCCAGAGTATATGGTCTTGTAGTAGGAGTAAACGGCTCGATATGCTACTTAAATGGAGAGCAGTTTGGTACTGCCAATCCACCATCGAGACCAAATAGGAGCATTCCGTTAAACATTCATTCTAGCGACCCAATTGAAGGAATACGTTATGACTGGACACAATATCCATTTATGCTTTTTACACACAGAGCTTTTGGAGATCCTTCAGTTGGGTATGCAAATGCAAATATTCGATTTGCAAGTATAGGATACGGATTAAATAGTAAAGAAAATAAAATTTTTTATGATATAGTAGAGCAATTTCAAACTATACTTGGTAGAAACGTAGGTAATTTAAAAATTGACCCAGATGATTTTCTTATACCAGAGCATGAAATTGTACCAACCCTTCAAGTTTCTTCTATATATCAAAGACCACTGCTGTCTGCTGAGAATATTTTACATGAGGTAAGCTCCGAACTAGAAATATCTAAAATCAAAGTAACAGGGCCAAGAAGGGTATATGTTTCTGATAATATAAATTTTGGAGTATCGGTTCAATCGTTTCAGGAATTATCGTAAAATGAATATTTTACTAAAACGCTTTCAAGAAATATTTTTAAATCCAGAACTTAAAATTTCTGGAAAATGGAAGATATCAATAGTTCATAAAAACGGCCAAGAAAATTTCATATTTGGAGAAAATATGAGACCAAATTTGATTTTAAATCAAGGCCTAGACATTTTGGCGTGCTCTAAACATTATACGTCATATAATGGAATGAATTGGAATACAATACCAGCATTCTTATTTGGCGGAGCTGAATGTGGAATTGGCAATGTTTCGCCACAAAATACCGATACAGAATTAACAAATTCAATACAATTCACAAATGTTGTAAATGATTTTTCGTGCGAAGTCGTAGATGATATTGCATCTGGAACCAGAACGTATAAAAAAATTTATGATTTTGCAGTGCTACCCGAGTCAAGTTCATCAATACCAATACAAGAAATAGGAATTACAACTCCTTGGGGGCGAACACAAAATGATGAACAAAAATTATTTTCTAAATTTCTTTTACCAGAAGCAATAAATTTAATGCCAGAACAATACATTAGACTATATTATGAATTTTCTATTTCATCATCTAATATAAATAATCCATTCCAAATACAAATAAATCCAACCCCAACATATCCAAGCTTTAATCCGAATGGTTCAATGGTTTTAGCCGGTCGGTTTGCTGATATATATGGAAGTTTTGACTCTAATGGATTTATGCGTATAGACTATGGCGATTCTCCACGAGCTTCATTTCTGCCTTATTGGGATAAATTTTGTTTAAATTCAGAAGAAAATATAGAAAATTGTGATCGCGCATGTTTTGGCACATCATATTTAATAGAAGATACTTATGTAGATATTTCTGTAAATCAGCCTATAATATGTCAATGGATAGGACAAAGAACAGCTATTGACAATAGCACTATAGAACCATCAAATTATGTTAATGGTAATTTTTATAGAGATATAACTTATATTTTTGATAAAAATAATCCATTTGAAAATAAAGACATGAGTGCCTTTTTATTTACAGTAACTAGATCGGATAGAGAAAATACTGTAGATGGATGGTTTTGGGAATTTAATCAAAAACAAACTAAATTTACTGATAAAAAACTTGTAATAATATTAAGACAATCTGTTGCTAGATAAATATGAATATAAATTTTGACCAAAATGTTTGCATATCTGCCCAATGGATAGCTGAGGTATGCACCCCTACAGAAACTGGAACTATATCAGAGTATCCATTTGGCACAGGATTTCAAAATAATGCAATATTGAATTATTTTTTAAGTGGAATTATATTGCACTTGCATGACGCTAGAGATCCAAAAATGTTTTATCCAGCGCGTTTTACTGATGGAAGTATAGAATTAGGAACTGGAATAAAACCAATATCTTATAATGATCGTGCTCTTGATAAATTTTATCAGTCAACAAGTTATGTTAGGCCCCTAGGTGATAGAGTAAATATTCAATATATAACTGAATCTGGAATGGCAATTTTTGAAAAAACATATGATTTTCCAACCTCTCCAGGTATTATAAAATATACTGAGGCCGGATTTAAACAAGTAGATGCAGCAACAGATTGGTCGGCATATAGAGTAAATCCAATTTATTCAAGATTCTTATTTACAAAAGAAACAGAAGTTACTGGCTATATTAGCGGAATCTTAAATGAGAGTGGCATGTTTGAAACATTTGAGCATCCACTTAACCAAGTTAGCGGAGTTTTTTATTTAGATGGTAGTGGTATATTAAGACAAGGCGAAATAAATAAAAAAACAATACGAAGAGAGTTTGTTACTGGATTTATAAGCGGATATCTTTCTTTTTTAAATCAATTTTCACCATTTACATCTCAACAAGATCGAGCTTCTGGGTATTTTTTAAGTGGGGAACAAAAATTATTTCCTCCAAAATTTATGCCCTTTCCTGAAAATATTACAGGATTTATTAGCGGCAACATGACAGAATTAAGTGGGTTTATTCACTATACCGGAGATATTGCTGCTAGCGGATATCGTTTAGAAAATAATTGGTATAACTTTAATGGTCCATTTAATCAGTTTAGCGGACTATCTGGCTTTGAATATGGATACTACTATTCTGGCTTTGATTTTTCAAATGCAAGCGGTTTTATTGCAGATATTGAAAATGAACTTTATGGGGCGGGAAAACTAACTGGCCTTATAGGCAATAGAAATATATTAAAAATCTCTGGGCAATTTAATAACTTTTCTGGAGAATTAGGCTTTGATAATAGGGCTGGTCATGATTTTTTTATGTTTTTTATGTCTGGTAGCGGATTTGGAAGCGGCTTTATCCAAGACCCCGGGCAACCAATCTTTGGCCAGTTAAAATTTGGCACTGGAAAAATGACAGGCATAATAGGTTATAGAAATATTTTTACAGAAAATATATATAGTGGACTTAGCGGCATCCCAACACATGAGTATGGATGGTATTTTATAAAAAGCGGTATGTTTGGCGCTGACAATCATATTGTTAGCGGAAAATATAATGTTTTAAATAATTATTTAACAACGGGATTTAGCGGCCAAACATACCAGCAAACAAATTTAGTTTTAGGATTTATTAGCGGATATCAAAGTGAAAATGGACAGTTCTCGCCGTTTTTTGGTTCTAAAAATACCAGTGGATATTTTAATTTTAATGGTGAAAAATTTTATTTTCCAACGGGTGCAGCATTTGGAGGATTTTCTAATGATATTAATTTTATTGGAAAACCTTTTAGTTATACTGGGTTTTCATTTCCAATAGGAAGTGGATTTAGTGGCTTATATTATCAGGGGAGCGGGACTGGCATTATGACTGGATATATAGGGCATGTTGTTGAAACTTTTTACAAAAATACAGGTATAGGCACATTAACTGGGATAATTGGTTATAAAAAATATATTTCTCCAATAACTTTAAATTTAGGTCAATATATAAAAATTAAATATAGAATAGCGTTTAGGGTGCCGCAATATGTGCAAGAAACTTTAGTAACGGGTGATGGATTGGTATATGGAGATTTTAATGCCAGTGGCAAGCTAAAATTTGTTGGCCCAATGGAGCAAATATTTGGAAAACTCAGAGAGGATGAATTAAACGCAAACAATGGAACTGCAGAGTTTACTTCTTCAAGCGCAAATGGAATTTGGTGGCCCGTAACAGATCCAATAGGTGGAGGAAGTTATCCATATCCAGCAATAGGTCTGTGTGCAACAATGTTGAATGAATATGAGGCTCTAAATAATAATCCGGAATTTCCAATTACTGGAGCGAGACCACGCTTTTATTTGATGCCACTTGATCCTCTTGAACAGCTTGACGAAAGTACGATGGAATATTATATGATGGATCCATTTAATAAATATCCTTTAAAACATTATAATACACTTTATAGTATGTACAGTGGCGGATACCATTTAGAAAATCTATTTATATTTACTGCAGATTTCCCAAATAGAGATGAAAATATAGGCGGAATATGGTTTTCCCCTGTCCGTTATGTTCCAACTAGAAACGGGCCTTGGCTCTATTTTCGTCCTACTAGTGGTAGTAGGTGTGGATGGATGTATAAATTTAATAGCCCACAAAAAAAATGGGAAGATCAAGCACTATATATCACAACAAAGTTCAAAATAGAAAAAGATCAACTATTTGAAGATCCTTATTATGGTAGGTATCCACAGTAGAAGTACAGATGTTATAAATCCAGTATGCCGTCCTTTTATTAATGCATGCGGAAATAATATAAAAAATTTTGAAATTGTTGCAATTTCAAAACTTGCCGATATGTTAATCCAATTTAATATA